TTTCAGAGGGTATCAAGGATACAAGATTAGAGGTCTACAAATTAGTAACTGGGATTAAAGATACTAACCAAGCTATAGGTCAACAAGCTCTTGAGTACCAGAAAGCATTACAACAAACTAATCAGTTTTTAGCTGCACAAGATGGCCTATCTAGGATTCAAAAAGTAAGAGCGCAAGGTTTAAAGGTCTTTGGCTTAACTATTGTAAAGAGTGACCAAGAAAGAGTAGACTTATTAGAAAAGCAGAATGATGAATATAGCAAACTAAATGATCGGGCTGAACAGCTAAGGAAAAAAGAAGAAGACAGGAAAAATTTTCTTGAGGATCAACTGGAGCTTGAGAAAAAAATTCTAGGTGCTGGTAAAGATATACTAGATCAAGAATCTGCACAAAGTTTAGCTGCTAGTATTGCTATTGCTAACGAAGAAGACAAGCTCTCTTTACTAAGAGACAGAGCAGCAGGTACGATGACTGCTGCAGAGGCAGAGGAAGAAGCCCTTCGTCAAAAACTTAGACTAGAATACTTTCTGTTAGACAATGCAGATGATTTAATAGAGAGAAGAATAGAACAGCTTAGAGAAGAGAGAAGTCTTAGCGAAGAGTTAAAAGAACAATTAAGAATACTTAAGTTACAAGAAGAGTATTTAACAGTAACTCAGAGGGTTCAGGAAGGATCTCCTGCAGCTAGAGCTATGAGGAAGTACGCTGGTAGAGGTACAGTTTCTGACAAAGATCCAATCTTCGGTACTGGCCCTAACGCAGGTAAATCTATATATGATGATCCAGATGCTGGTAAAACTTTTAAAAGTACAAAAGATGAAGTAGCAAGACTACAAGCTGTCCTAGATCTTCGTCGGCAATTAATAGGGAAGACGCAAGAGGAGGCAATATACTTACAGACCTTGAATAAACTTAAGAAGGCTAATGAAGACGCTGACATTAAGATGACAGACACTGCTCTTGAAAATGCAGCTAAAAGAATTGCATCTGATGAAATAGAGATTCAAAAACTAGAGGATCAGCAACAAACCCTTCAAGATTTAGCAAGTTACATGGGAAGTGCATACGGTGATGCGCTTATGAACATAGTAACTGACATAGACTTCGTTAATGACTCGTTTGAAGATATGGCCTACAAGACAGAGAATATCTTTAGACAGATGGCTGCTGACATTATCAAAGAGCTTTATAGGGTTCTCGTAGTCAAACAGATGGTAGCATCAGCTACAGGTTTCTTACCATTTGCTAATGGTGGTGTTATCCAAGGTGGTAAACAAGTACAAGCCTATGCTAATGGTGGTGTAGTAGGAGGTCCAACATACTTCCCTATGGCTGGTGGTAAAACTGGTCTTATGGGTGAAGCTGGCCCAGAAGCTATTATGCCTCTTAAGAGAGGTAAAGGTGGTAAGTTAGGTGTAGAGGTTAGTGGAGACACTGGTTCTGTAAACATCGTACAGAACTTTAGCTTTGCAGCTAATGGTGATGAAAGTGTCAAGAAGATAATTGCAGAAGCTGCACCTAAGATTGCTAATATGACACAACAACAAATCATGGATGCTCGCCGTAGAGGCGGTCAAATGAGAAGCACGTTTGGATAATACATGGCTATAAGTTACCCCCTTAATACACCAACTACTATTGGCATAGAGAGTATTGAGTTACGGGCTAGAAATGCTGTAGCTGTCTCTCAGTCTCCCTTTACATATAAACAGCAAGTAGTTGCCCACCAAGGTCAAACTTGGGAAGCTAGTGTTAGTATTCCCTCGGTGCGTAGGGATCTAGCTGCTGACTGGAAAGCTATGCTTGTAGCTCTTAAGGGGCCTGTAGGGACATTTCTACTGGGTGACCCTGATTATGCTACACCTAGAGGTACAGTAAGTGGTACACCTACCTTGTCAGGCACAGCAGGGGATAGTACAGTATCAGTTACTATGACAGGTACTCTATTAGCTGGTGATTACATTCAGTTAGGTACAGGCTCTGCTACTAGACTACACCAAGTATTAGTAGATCAAAGTGGTAGTGGTAACTTGGAGATCTGGCCTGACCTAAGAAGTACATACTCAGGTGAGACTGTAATCTATAGTAATCCTAAAGGTATCTTTAGATTAGCTCAAAGTGTAACATCATGGTCTATAGACAATGCCAGCTTTTATGGTATTTCCTTTGAAGCTATAGAGGCACAACAATAATGACCCGTAGTTTACCCACAACAATAACTGACGCACTAGATGATAGTGTTGTTTATCCTTTCTTTGGGGTAGAGTTAAACTTTGATGGGGATAACGTCTTACGATTATGGACTGGTGTAGGCACTCTTACTTTTGAAGGGGTGGCTTGGACAGGTGCTGGAACTCTTCTTAATGTTTCCTCTATCGAAGAAACTACAGAAATAGCTGCTAAAGGTGCTACGCTATCTCTTACAGGTATCCCTTCAGAAGTTGTGTCATTAGCTCTCAGCACCCCATATCAAGGTAGAACCTGTAAGATATACTTTGGTATGTTCGCTAAGGGTAGTCTACAGAAAGAGAGTACTAACTTCATTCTCCTAGAGGATGGCTCACGTATTGAACTAGAGGACAGAGCTACAGGATTAACTGAGATATTTGCTGGTTATATGGACCAGATGGATATAGAAGAATTACCTGAGACAAGTACAATACACCTGAAGGTAGAAAATAAACTTGTTGATCTGGAAAGAGCCAGAGTAGCTAGGTACAGCAGCAGTTATCAGAAATCTATATACCCCACTGACTTTGGGTTAGACCTTGTAGAAAGCATACAGGATAAAGAAATTGTTTGGGGAAGAGATAGTATTGAACTTAGCAGACCAACTGTTGCCGCTATAGGTGCTGCTACTAGATTGTAATGGTACAGTATAAACAAGAGTTCTTAAATTCTGTAAAGGACGATATACATTCCTTGTTAGAGTTAGACTGGCAAGAGATAGAACACAACAAAACTAGCTTTCCCTTAGATCCTGACTGGGGTATGTACCATAAGCTAGAAGAGCTAAACATACTTCGCATTTTTACTTGTAGGGATGAAGATAGATTAGTTGGTTATTTTGTAGCTCACATTATTCCTAATATACATTCAAAGGGAAACATAATAGCTGTAGCTGAGATAATCTACGTCTTAGAAGAGTACAGATCTGGAATGACAGGTTACAAGTTATTTAAGTTTGCTGAGAAGTGCATCAAAGAAGACGGTGTTAAAATACTTCATGTCACTACAACAGAAAAGAACCCTATAGACCCCATGATGAAGCGTTTAGGTTACTCAAAAGTAGAAACCAAGTTTGAGAAGGTTTTAAGCTAATGGCTGTTGCTACTACTGTTTATGTTACAGCGGCTGTATATGCAAACGCTGGTTTTATGGCGGCTGCTACTTACTTCGCATCTACTTGGACTGGCTACTTCTTATTAACAGCAGCTACAAGTATGGCTATAAATGCACTCACCCCTAAGCCCCCTATAGGAACTGGTGCAAACAGGGGCTATCAAGTTACAGCCAGAGGTACAGCTTTAGCTCATCAAGTTATCTATGGTAAAACTCAGACAGGTGGAGCAGAGGTTTATATAAGTACATCTGATTGGGTCAATCCTATCGGGACTATACCTAATAGGTATCTGCATAAAGTCATAGCTTTTGCTGGGCATGAGATTGAAGAGTTTGAAGAGATCTATATTAACGATGAACTGTTTGACTCCAATAGTCGTTATTACGGTAAGATATACATAGCTGAAAGATTGGGGACGTCTGATCAAGCGGCTGTCACTTCTTCAGAAGTCAACAATATAACTTTACCCACAGAGTGGGATGCCACACGTAAATTATCAGGTATAGCTTACCTTTATATTGCCATGGAATATGATGCAGATTTATTCCCTAATGGCGTACCTGAGATTAAAGCTGTAATTAAGGGTAAGAAGGTTTACGACCCTCGTACAAGCACTACAGCTTGGTCTGACAACCCAGCCTTATGTATCAGAGACTACCTCACCTCAAGCTACGGTCTTGATGAAGAAACAGCTAATGTAGATGATACTTATGTTTCTACAGCAGCTAATGTTTGTGAGTATTTCAATTACCCCACCTTAACAGGAGATCCAAGGTTTTCTCTTAATGGAGCTTTTGTAACATCTATAACACCAGCTGATATTTTAAATGACCTTCTTACTTCAATGGGGGGTACGATTTGGTATGCTCAAGGTAAGTGGAGAATGAAACCAGCTTACTATACATCCCCTGTATTAGACATAAACGAAGATGACTTTAGATCTGCTGTCAATGTTTCAACTAGACATTCAAGAAGAGATAACTTCAACATTGTTAAGGGTACTTGGAAGGGACCAGATAGTTTTTATCAGGTAACTGATTACCCTCAAGTCCCTGATGCTGCGGCTACTAACCCTTTTGTTGTTGCAGATAACGGACAAGAAAGTGTAGTAGACTTAAACCTTGCATTTACAAATAACGTAACTCAAGCTAGACGTATAGCTCGTATCTTACTTGAACGAAACCGTCAACAACTTACGATAGAAGCATCCTTTGGTTTAAGAACCTTTCAAGTACAGGTTGGAGATATAGTAAGAGTAACCAATACTAGATTTGGCTGGACTAACAAAGAATTTGAAGTTGTCAAGTGGACATTTGGTCTACAAGAGGGAAATGATCTTCAGACACAGATGACCTTAAGAGAGATCAGTGAATCTGTCTTTGATGATATAGACGATGGTGTTGTTTATGAAGCTGATAACACAACGCTGCTATCACCTTTTGACGTACCACCTGTAGCTATAGCTCTCACTCAAGAATATAGAGTTATTAACGAGCATGTAACTAACGTCCTTGTAGTCAATGTTACATCTACATCACCAACCAGAGTAGATTATGTTGAGGTAGAGTTTAAGAAGTCAACAGAGTCTACTTACAGTGTCTTAGGAACAGGTGACTTAGGTAGATTTGAGATTATAGATATTGAGACGCCTTTAGCTGGAGCTACAGACACTATAGTCTATGATGTTAGAGCTAGGGCTATTAATGCTTTAGGCGTTAAAGGTAACTTCACTAATGTATCAAAGACTGTAGAGGCTGATACTGTTGGTCCATCTGCTCCATCTACCTTTGAAAAGCAGTTATCTGGCGGTACTCTATTCTTTGCTTGGACTGCTTCAACTGACTTTGACTTGTCGTATTATAAACTATGGCATAGCTCATCAACTACAGCTACATTCACAGATGGTTCACCCCAAGTCATAATTAATAAAGTAGCTAGACCAGCGACATCAGTAGCCTACCCAGCTATCTCAGGAACATTCTTTATTGAGCCTTATGATAAGTCAGGTAATGAAGGGACTGTAGCTTCTCTTGTTGTCCTACCATCTGAGTTACCTGAGTTAGGTACATCACAGACTGACACTGAGAACCCAAGTTTCGCTGGTAGTAAGACTAACGTAGCTGTAGCTACAGGCCCAGACCCTGATGAATTAAGACTGTCTAGCTTTGCTACTGCACCCTCTACAGGTACATATGAGTTCACAGGGTACTTAGACACAGGATCAACTAGAACTGTAAGGGTATCAACTAACTTAACATCTACTAGGCATCACGCTAATGCTTCTGGTGGATTAGTAAATTGGGATGACATACCTAACAACTGGGATACTTGGCCTAATAACTGGGACGATTGGTCAGATGAAGATCAACCCTATGGTGACTTCAGTACAACTGTTTATGTAGCTGCAACTAATGATGACCCTGCTGGTTCACCTACATGGGGATCTTGGGTTGTAGCAGCGGGTGAACTCACAGGTAGAGCATTTAAATTCAAAGCTGAACTCGACAGTACCAGCAACAACGTATCACCAAGCATAAGCGTCTTGGAAGGGATAGTGGAATACTAATATGGCACAACACGACTACAATATAGCTAACCAAACAGCAGCTAATGCTAGAACCGACATTAATAACGTCCTATCAGCTATAGCTACAAATAACTCAGGATCATCTGCTCCTAGCACTACCTTTGCTAATATGTGGTGGTATGACACAAGTAACAACATTTTAAAGATTAGGGCTGAAGGTAATGATGCTTGGATCTCTATAGCCTATTTAGACCAGACAGGTGATAACTTCCGCATCCTAGATGACACACAAGTAGTAAACACCTCTGGCAGTCAAACTGGTCTACTAGGGGATCAAGCTACAGCCACATGGCAAACTGGTACAGGTACAGTTGAAAGTCTTGTGTCACCAGCTAAGGTAAAAGCTGCAATAGATGCAAATGTCACAGGTCTTGGCTTTAATCAAACTTGGCAAAACCTTACATCTAGCAGGGGTTTTAACACAATCTATCAGAACACTACGGGTATTCCAATAGCTGTAAATGTTACGGGTGTAGCAGAGGGTAGTAGCACTATGATTTTTCAAGTGTCTTCAAACTCTAACATGAGTAGTTCAGTACAATTAGGTGGTCAATTTGATATTAATGGTCAGACAAGCATCAGTGCAATAATTCCTGATGACCAATATTATAGGGTATCTGTAGGTAGTGCGACATTAGTTTCTTGGGCAGAGTTAAGATAACAAGTCTTCTTAAGTAAGGGAAAAGG